AGCAAGCTAGTCCCAATGATGATTAAAGAAATCCAAGACTTAAAAGCCGAAGTAGCGGCACTCAAAGGAGAATAAACTATGGCACACACATGGACTGTATCCGCTATGGATTACAACGTATCACAAGACGGTCACACCAACGTAGTGACTACCGTACACTGGCGTTGTTCAAAGACTGACGGAGACAACTCTGGTTCGTCCTACGGCACAGCAGGGCTTGAGGCTCCCAGTGAGTCGTTTGTTGCGTGGGACGATATCACTGAATCTACTGCTGTTGGCTGGGCTAAGGCCGCAATGGGTGACGATGAAGTAGCCGCTGTTGAAGCCGCTATCGACGCACAGATTGCAGAACTTGCTACGCCTACGTCTGGCACTGGTGTTTCTTGGTAAGCTAATGAATGGATCCTCTTTCTTTAATTGCTATGGCGTCTACAACCTTCAAAGGTGTACAGACGCTAGTAAACAGAGGTGCTGAGATTGAGCACGTTGCTCAGAAATTGGGACAGTGGTACAGCTTTGCGTCTGACATAAAACAAGCAGAAAAAGAAGCTGAGAATCCCGGTGTATTCAAAAAGTTATTTGATGGCAACACCGTAGAGCAACAAGCACTCAACAGTGTCATAGCTAAGAAAAAACTAGAGGAGCAAGAGAAACAGATAAGGGAACTCATTGTGTGGTCTTACGGTGTCGAGACTTATCAAGAGATGATAATGCTGAGGCGTAAGATTAAAGCACAAAGAGAAGAAGTTATCTACAAACAACGCAAGAGGCAACGTATGCTACTAGATGGTTTCTTAATATCTATAGCTGCTGTCGTATCATCCGGTATTGTATACGGAACGATGGTAATCATTAAAGGTGCATAAGGATGGCTGACCAAGGTATGAAAGAGGTAATGGATACAGTTTCTGTAGCAACAGGTGTTGGTGCTCTGGCTGGCGTACTGCCTTCCTTGGCTGCGTTGTTGACACTCGTGTGGACAGGTATACGCATCTGGGAAACAGACACGGTGCAAAGCTGGCGTAACAGAGGTAAGTCGTAAGTGTGGCAAGCACTCATTAGTCCTATTGCTGGACTCGCTAAGACTTGGATGAGCAATCGTCACGAGCAGTCACAAGCAAAACACGTAGCTAAGATGCAAGTAATACAAAACACAGCATCTTGGGAACAGCACATGGCACAGGCTAGTGCTAACTCGTGGAAAGACGAGTGGTTCACAGTAGTCTTGAGTGCACCTGTGATAGCTATTATGTGGGGCGTAGGTATGAACGATCTTGATATCATTGGTCGCGTAGGTGTGGCCTTTGCAGAACTAGGGAAGCTACCTGAGTGGTATCAATATCTTTTGTACGTTGCAGTCACAGCCAGCTTTGGCATACGTGGTGCTGACAAACTAATGCAACTAAAGGGTGGTAAGTAAGGCTAATGGCTACTAGCGAAATAACAGATCCAAACACCGGAACCACTATTAGTGTTACTGATGACACCCCTACCTTTGTAAATATTAACCCCAAGCATCTCTTTAAGTCAACAACTTTTGGCGACGGCCTGCCAAACTTTGAAGATCAAGACGATTTTAATGACTTTTTACGAAGGTTTATAGATCAGTGGTATCCCGGCCCGGGTACTGGATCTATACCTAACGCCTTGCCGCCACGAGAATATTTTGAATCTATATTAGGACCACTCCCAGAAGGTGCTGTGGATTACGGCTATAGTGACTTAGATGGCGACGGAAAAAACGATCTTTACGCTGTTGATGCTGATGGCAATCCACATACTGTTTATGGGGCCGATGACAATGGCGAAGTTGTATCAACAGTCTACTCCGACTACCTCAGAGACACTATTCACGACGGGAAAGCCCCACAAACTTGGGACGAAATAGTAACAATACTTAAGGCAGAGGGCTACGACGACGAAGCCATAGAAGAAGTTAGAGGTAGCATCAAATGCCTCACTAAGGCTAATGAAATCCAATGTGGCGAAAACGATAAATTCCAAGGAAGCGTAGTTCTCGCAGGAATTCTTAATAACGGCGGTTACGATGGAAGCTGGTGGGACGTAAGACCTACAGCGGGTCAGCCGTGCCAAACTGATGACGGAAAGCAAGGAGAGTACGATACAAACGGTGGCTGTGTAGAAACAGAAGAACCTGCAGATGGTGCTGATTGTGAGTATGCCGCAGGAATACCGGGAAAAATAGAAAACGGGGAATGTACCTTTACTGTAGGCGCTGACTGTGTGGAAGGGTCAGTTCCCGGAACAGTAGATTCAGAAGGAAAGTGTGATACCGGCGGTGACGACCCTGTAGACTGTACCGCTAACCCAAATGTCCCAGAGTGCGTAGATAAGTCTTTCCAAGACTACGTAGATGAAGTAGGCGAGGGCATTGCTAACACTGCTAAGGGTATCTACGACGACTTTAAAAACGTAATTACAGACTGCGTTGGGAACCCTATAGAATGTATTAAGAAAATTGGTAACAAAATTCTAGAATCAGGTATTCCTGAAAAGTGTCAAGACTTAGAAGACTGTAAAACGGCAGACCCCGATAAAGGCACGTACTGCTGGAAAGACTGTGTAAACTTTAATGTTTTAGCAGGTATACCCGGTTTACCGCCTATTCCGGGCATGGGTGAAATTGATGTAGGAACCTACCGCGACTTTGAGGACTTTCTCAAGGGCATTGGAAAAGACATCGGTGGTTTTATAGAAGACCCTGCGGGAACACTAAAGGATTGGAAAGACGCCATCCTTAAAAAGGTTAAAGAGGTTTTTGGTGATGCAACTGATACTAAAGCTAGTGACATTATTGATTGGCTCCAAGGAATCTTTGGTGTTTATACTGCTACTTGGATCTGGGGAGAACTAGAAAAAGAAATCACAGACCTAGTAATTCCTGTTGCGCCGCCTGTTGACGGAGAATGCCCAGAAGATGTAAGCGAGATTAATGCAGACAACTTTGAAAAATGTGGCTACCGAGACTGTGGTGGTGGCAGATACGTAAAAAACGAAGAGTCTTGTGACGATGTTGAAAACTTTGATTGCTCTACGGTTGGAAGGCAGGGTGGCATAGTTCAAGCAGGAACTGAAAAACAAGATGAAAACTGCGGTGAGTGTTTAGAAGGCTACGAAGAAGACGCTGATGAAAACTGCATAGAAAAAGAAGTACCACCAGAATGCGAAGGGCCGACAGCAGAAGAATGTACAGCGCTTCACAAAGAACACCTTTCTTGTACAGACCTTGAGGACGCAAGCTGTGGCGAGTGCTTAGAAGGGTACACAGAAAATGACGAGGGCGTGTGCATTAAAGACGGTGATGGAACTTACGATCCCGTCTGTACTGAGCCTAGACCCTCAGGTGCTCTAACTTTTGCACTTCAAGATCAACAAGATGCTTGGGATAATAAGTGTCGAGAAACCCACTGTGAGTCAGGAGTACCAATAGAAGACGATCCAGATTGTTACGGTACTGACGGTGGTGACGGTGACGACCTGTGTGACGATGGTACTGAGTTAAAGGGACAACCACCTGAGTACGACTTTAACGACTTAGAGAAAAACGGCAGCTACACGTTTGGAGGCAACCAGTACACATATGATCCTTGTAATCCATCTCAAGGACCAACATTAGTAACTGACGACGGTACTACGTGTCCTACGGGTCAAGGCCCAAACCCTGATACTGGGAAGTGTGAAGAACTAGACTGTGATGATCCAGCTAATGCTTTACCCTGTGGTTGGAGAGAGTGTCCTGAAAAGACTGAAAAGCAAGGAACTCTTGTTAAAAATATAGAAACTGATTGTGGGGCAGTTCCACCGGAGTGTTCAAAGATAACAGACCAAAACGCAGATTTATGTGGTAAAAAGAAGTGCCCTGATGGTACTTTTGTAGACAAAGAAGCAGCTTGCGGATCAGTAACAAACCCGTGTGACGACCCAGTATACGCCTCAGAGAATGAGGACGAATGCGGTACTAGCGGTGGTGTAGACTGTAGCAAACCAAGACCTATAGGAACAGTTACTTTTGAATTGGTAGAACAGCAAAAAGCGTGGGATTTAGCATGTGGTGGCGGTGGAGGTACTGAGGTTTGTGACAACGGCGCTACAGTTGAAAGCGGGTGTGAAACCTGTGAAGATGGCACACCAGTAGACAGCTACGAAGACGGGAAATGTCCACCTGTTGATCCTCCTGTTGATCCTCCTGTTGATCCTCCTGTTACTACACCCGGAGGCGGCGGTGGTGGCGGTGGAGGTGGTGGAGGCTTTACCACAGAAGCGCCAGAAATTTCTATGGGAATAGAAGGTGATCCTACGCTTTTAGCAGGTAGACAGTTTCCTATTACAGACTACTTAGCAGGACTCTTTACTGGCGCTGGAGGCGGTAGAGCATGACATATTTAAACTTAGTAAACAACGTGCTGAGACGCTTACGTGAAGACGAGGTATCTAGTGTCAATGACAACACCTACAGCAAAATGGTGGGTGACTTTGTAAATGACTCTAAGAAGATGGTAGAGGATGCTTGGGATTGGTCAGCACTTAGGACTACCCTGACCGTAACCACATCTGCTGATATCTTTAACTACGTGCTAACTGGGTCACAAAACAAGATCAAGGTACTAGACGTAATTAATGACACCTCAAACATCTTTATGCAGTACAACACGCAGCACTGGTTTAACGATAAGTACTTGAATCAATCACCGCCCAGCGGTTCACCTGAGTACTACACGTACAACGGCGTTGACTCCAGTGGTGACACTCAAGTAGACATTTATCCTAAACCTGACGGTGTGTACAGCTTACGTTTTAACTGTACGCTTAGGAACGCTGAGTTGAGTGCTGACACAGATGTACTGAGTATACCTAGTCAACCTGTAATACACATGGCGGTAGCTCTGTTAGCTCGTGAGCGTGGCGAGACAGGCGGTACATCAGCACCTGAGTACTTTGGTATTGCTGATAAGTTTTTGTCTGACGCGATTGCTCTGGACGCACAGAAGCACCCTGAAGAAACCAT